AGTAGTTGACGTGCTGGCCCTTCGTCTTGCCGGCCTTCAACCATTCGCGCAGGAGATCCACCTGACTGATCTTCACGGGGGTTACTGTCGGGGTGCTCATGGGGTGCTCATTTCTAGTAGGCCTCGTTGTCTAGTACTCGTTGGAGGTCTGCCACTGCGTATATCTGGGTGGCGCCTCGTTCGTCGGTTATCTGAACTTCGGTAGGGCTGATGCGATCAAAGGTGATCGGCTGGGTTTTGGTCGTTGACCAGATGGTCGTGGTCATGGCCGTCATGCGGCTTCGGGGTCTAGCACTCGGGGGTTGATGCCGAGGACGTTGGCTAGTGCGTCGGCGCGTTCCCTTGTGAGGGTGCGGCGTCCGGATTCGAAGTTGGCGATGCTTGAGTGGGTCAGGCCGACAGCGGTCCCGAGTTCATCCAGGGTCAGTCGGCGGAGTTTGCGGTTGGCTTTGATTACTTCCCCGATGCGGATGTCTGTGATGGCTTGGACGTTCCTCCGGGCTGTTGTGTTTTCCATGTGATGAACCCTACTGAATCAGACTGAAACAGTCAACACCAAAAGACTGAAACAGTGTGAACAACCGCTAGATCACGCGGAAAAATCGCTGAAAATTCATGAAATTACAAGGCGAGTTTTCAGTGTTTCAGCCGTTTTGAACTACAAGATTTTCTTTGGTGTTTCAGTCAGGGGTGCGCCACGATGGTGCCAAGGGAGGGTTTAGATCTTGACCCAAACCTGATCGACCCTTGGGGGTTGCATGAGAGTGCAGGCCCACGATGAACCAAGTAGCCCTGAGCAAGCTGCTAAGTACACCTAGGTACGAATGAGCACGTAACTAGGTGAAAGTCGAGTACGCCTACCCTCTATGCAGGGGTGGCCTGACGGATGGACATTATTGAAATGAGCGAAGATAACAGGTCCGAACTGGCGCGGTTGCTCCGTGACCACCTTGAGGACCGGAAGATGAACACGACTACGTTCGTGCGTGAGTTCCCGGATGGGGTCCAGGCGAGGAATATTTACAACTGGCTCTCTGGCGCTAAGGTGCCGCGTGGTGCTGTTGCGCAGTCAGCCCTTGAAGAGGTGCTTGGTTGGAAGCGTGGTGCTGTGCGCGATGTGATTGCCGCGCGTAAGGGAACCCGCTTCGAACTAACAGAACTACGGGACTGGAACAAGCTTGGGGTTGAGCCTGAGCCGGCGCGTGCAAGTGAGTTGCCGATTGATGAGTTGTTGTTGGAGTTGACTCGTAAGGTTGGTGCGTTGCAGCGTGAGAACGAGATCCTGCGTGCGCGGGTGGATGGTCCGAGCGTTGTGGAGATACGTACGGGTGACACTCGTTCGGCGTATGGTCTTGCTGCTAGTTCGACGGATGCGGCCCGGAACATGGAGCATCTAGAGGACTGACCCACTTGGTAACGCCACCGTTATGTAAATCGTCTGGAACTGGTATGGATGTGTGACCTTCAACCAAACCATTACGTCTGTTAAATGTCGTGGGCGCCGGTTATGGTAATCCCATTCGCTCTCATCTGGGGGTAGCGACATGAACAGAGTTGGGGTTTTGTTGTGGTGCAAGTTGTTAGGGAGCGTCTTGAGGATGGTTACGCTGGGCTCACGGACGGGGAAACGATTTGGTTGGATGATCGCCTGGACGCGGCGCAGCAGTTGTGCACGCTTTTGCATGAGTTGATTCATGTGGAGTGGGGTCACAGTGGGCATCAGGTTGAGGTGGTTGAGATGCAGGTCCGGTATGAGGTGGCGCGTCGTCTTCTGCCGTTGGATCGGATTGTGGGTGTGTGTAAGGGGCAGAAGTCGTTGAAGGTGTTGGCGGGTGAGTTGGGTGTGACGCAGCAAGTGTTGATGGACCGGGCGGCTACGTTGACGGATAAGCAGGCGAAGTCTGCGGGGTGTTGGGACTGCCTCAAATGCCCGTCCATCGCAGCCCGCAAACGAACCCTCAGCAAAGCGCAGTGAACTCTGATGCAATTCATAATGCACTTAATTGCAAAACGAGATAAGGTTATGGTATGAGCCAAACAAGCCGGTCTGTCTGGAAGTATGAAGTGCCCGTTGATGATGAGTGGCACGAGGTGTTGATTCCCTCGCCGGGTCGAGTGCTGCACGTTGATAGTCAAGGCGCGCGCACTACTGTCGCCGTCTGGGCTGAGGTCACACCGGGGAGTGCCGAGCTAATTCCCCAACGGTTCCGGGTGTTTGGCACAGGCCAACCAATCCCCGCACGTTCCAGTTATGTCGGGTCAACTCTGGCTGGGCCGTTCGTCTGGCACGTATACGAAGAAACTCCCGGCCTGTTCGGGAAGTACGGTGATCAAGAGTGAGTCCGCGGCCTCAGTTGGCGATTGGTACGTACGGGAACATCAACACGACGAAGCAGGCGGATGGTTCGTGGGTGGCGTTGGCTAGGTTCCGTGATGATGATGGTGAGACTCGGCGCGTGAAAGCAACGGGCCGGTCTAAGTCTGGGGCTGAGGCTGCGTTGAAGGAGAAGTTCAAAACCAGGACCAACACGACTGGGGACATGAACGGTGAGTCAACGGTGCGGGAACTCGCGGAACGGTATTACGCGGGGAAGGAAGGTGAGGATCTTGCCGCGAACACTTACTACAATTTGCGGCGGTCGTTGGATAACCACATCATCAAACGCTTGGGTGGCTTGAAGCTTAGGGAGGTGACACCCCCGCGGGTTGAGGCTGTGGTTGCGTCGATCACTAAGGAGAACGGGCCGGGTACTGCTTTGATGGTCCGGTCTGTGATGTCTGGGATGTTTGCTGATGCGACTCGTTGGGGTGCTGTGGTGACTAACCCGGTGACTTACACGCCGCGTCCAAGGTTGGAGCAGAAGCGTATTCGTGCGTTGACTGTTGATGAGGTTGTTAGGTTGCGTGCGTTGGTGGCGTCGAGGTTGCGTCCGTTCACGTATGAGGAACGCATTGAACGGGCTGAGAAGCTGATCAAGGCTGAGGTGAAGGCGGGGAAGTTGGCCGCACCGGTGGATCCCCGCACACGCATGGGTGGCAAGAACCGATCCCAAACCCTGTTGGACATCATGGACTACCTGCTTGCTACGGGTTGTCGTGCTAGTGAGCCTCCTGGTTTGGCGTGGGTGGATGTGCATTTGGATGATCCGGTGCCGTGGGTGTTTATTCATCAGCAGGTGCAGAGGTCGCCGGGGAAGGGGTTGTTTGTGACGAGGACTAAGGAGCATGACGAACGGTATTTGCGGTTGCCGGGGTTCGCGGTTGAGATGTTACGCCGGCGTCGTGAGACAGTTCGCGGGCCGATGGTGTTCCCGTCTGAGCGTGGGACTTTGTTGGCGGGGCGTCAGGTTGGTACGGCGTGGGGGAACGCTGTGAGGGGTTCGGAGTTTGAGTGGGTGACGTTGAAGACGTTGCGTAAAACTGTGGCTACGTTGGTTGCTGAGTCGCACGGTTCGGCGTTGGCAGCGAACCAGCTCGGCCACTCGTCCGACAAGATGACCCGCCAGTTCTACATAGCCCAATCCATGGCCCCGGTTGAATCATCGGCACTTGACCTGTTCCAACCCAAAGCATTAGAAACCAGCGAAGACGTAGCCTAAACACGAAAAGGCCCCCCACGAAGACGTGAGGGGCCTTTTGTTTGTTACCTTTGCCATCCGTACCAGCGTAGAACCTCTGCTTTGATGAACGAGTCGAGCCATGATTGCACTTCGGTGCGATCGAAGTTGGTGGTGGTTACGGACCATGCCTGTCCGTTCTTGCGTGGCATGAGGAACGTGAGTGTGAACTGTTTCTTGTCATCCTCACCGGGCGCCAGGTACTCTCCCCAGTCTTCATCCTGCTCGTCGTACATGAACCAGGAGATCGGGTAATTGAGGACATCGCTGGCCTTCTCCGCGTGTTCCTTGAGTTCAGCGAACGAGTCATACTCAGTCTCGTAATCGCCCTCCATCGGATACATGTTCGTGCTCACGTGCCGCTCCTATAGGGGTTGCGTGTGTGGGCGTTTGGGTCGTCGTAGTCCACGTCATGCATCGGGCCACCCTGCTTGAACCCCTCGTCCCATGCTTGCGCGGCGATGAACGGGGCAGCTACTCGCAGCACTCGGCGGGCAAAGTCCAGGTCAGGGGTGTAGTCGGGGTAGTCACGCTCGCGGATAATGTTCGCCGCCGCTTCTACCGCTTCGTCAGGGACGGCCATGCTGCGGGCTCCCAGTCTGTGACTTCGCGGCTCACCAGTCGGGCGATTGGGTACTTCTGGTTCAGTGCCGTGACGTGTTGGTTGGCTTCGTCGCGGGTCAGCGGACGACTGCCAAACTCTTTCCTATCAATCGGCCGGTCAAAGTCGCCATCGACGAACGTCTTGTACTGGCACGCCCATTCGGCGCTCATTGCTTGCCTGCCTGAACGTCGATGTCGGGGATGATCGCTTCTGGCTTGAATAGGACGCGGGTGTGATAGACGCTTACGTCGATGGCGTCTTGCTGCTCCACGAAGTAGGACACGTTATCGGATAGCCCGAGGAAGTGTTTCTTGTACTGGTCCGGGCCGATCTTGCACGTGACATCCAGCTTGCCGCCGTCTGGTTGGATCGAGCAGCGCCCCTCGATGGTGAGCAGGTACTTGTCTGTGATGCCGTTGAAGAAAACGATACGGCGCTGCACCTCGAACTGATCCGCAGCGGTGGATAGATTCTTGGACGCCTTCTCAGCGTCGGATGAACAGCCGGCCAGGAGTGCCGTCGCTGCTAGTGCAGTCGCCACGATCACGGGAGTCTTGCGGAACTTGCGGGTCATGTTTTCGCCTATGCTCATAGGGGACGTTTACGCCCGGTCAGGGGGTCTGAAACGTGCCGGTTTGGATAATCCGTGTGTATTCAAGTGTAACGGAGGGTTCACTAGAGTGAAAGTGTTGCAGGGGTTTAGTTCGTGTGTTGTGAACTTTGGTGTAATCAAAGGGTTGTGGGTTGCATGAAAGTACACAAGCCTGTTCTAAACCGGAATGAGCCTTTAATCCTCAGACCCCAGTATCGGCGCGGAACACCATAACGAACCACGCTGCAACGGGACGAAAACGAGACGGTTTGAAAACAACCCATACCGGTTAGCTCTACAACGGTTTAATCACGGCCCTTGTTGACTTGCTACCCCTGAGTAGACTATGCGGCATGACAGATGAAAACCTGGGGGAACGTTCTGCCGTCCACATGCCCTTACTCTTTCCGGAGGGCATGAAAATAATCGAAGGTGACGGCGCACCACCAGCCCCGCTCATTACCGATGCTGTTTGCGCCATCACACTAGACCAACTCGACGGCAACTAGACCAGCTTAAACAACGAAACGCCCCGCTCTCCTAATGGAGGGCGGGGCCTGTTAATTCTGTATATAGTTTGGGAGACTTAGAAGATGAGTCCTGCAATTGTTCACGTCAACCCGAATCGCGAGCCTATACTCTGGCTAGGCGAAGACGCTCACGAAATCCATCTATGGCTGGACGGGTCCCTGACCGCCGAGTCGTCGTCAGATAAATCGGTCCGGATCGCCTTACTCAGGGGGGCGCGGATGGCAGGTGAAGGTACTGTGACCGGCGAACGTTTTGACTTCGAAGCGATACCCGCCATCCTGGGCGCCGCATTGAGGCAAAACGTTTCGGTGGTCTATCACCCCGAAGATAGGCCCTGCGAGTTTAAACCTCTGGCTGGGAAGCTCTGAGGCAAGGAAGGGGCCCGTGGTGGAAGCGACTAAGGACGCGTACTATATCAGCGTGGTTGGGGACCTAACTGTAATCGGTTTTACTGATCAGGATGGCGCCCGGTCGGTTTTGGAACTGCCGACAACGGAGGCTCGGAAGTTCTTCAAAGATGGTTGGCTGGCAACCTACGAGCCGGTGACCATCGGCGGCAGGCTTTGGCGTAAGGTGCGCCTCAAGGTCAGGGGCGGCTACGCCTACTAACAACGAAAGCCCCCACCCGGTGAAGGGTGGGGGCTTTCTGCTGGGGTTCTAGGTTGTGACGGTTTCTACTGGGATGCCTTGCCGTTCGGCTGCTAACAGGTAGGCGCGTGCTGTTAGTACTTCGTGGCGTCGACCCCAAACATCGGTCAGCGTTGCTGTGCCGTCCGCCTCGCTGAGAACACAGCGGGGGAATTTAGCGCCCGCCAGTTTCGGGACAGTACCAACAACCCGCACGGACAGGTCAGGGCGTATCTCCACGCGCTGAACGTCCGGGCCGAGCGTGATCGTTGGGCCGTCAAGGTCAGCCCCGAACTGCACAAGATGCGTCATGCGGGCCATCCTACTACGTGTAGTACGGTTGGCGACGGTCAACACCGTTGATTGAAACAGCAACGTAACCGTCAGGTGTTGCCGGTAGCGCGCCAGCAGCACCAGCAGCAGGCGCCGTTGTGGTCAACGACATACCAACACTCGCCCCAAGCTTCCAAGTGGTCCCGGACGGGGTTGCTACCTGCGTGTAAACCCTTCCCGTTGTGGACTCGCGGACATTGGAACCAGCCATTGAAGGTTGGAACACGCCCGCCCACACCTTCTGCGTTTCCTGGATGTACGGCGCGCACCCAGCCGTGGAGCTGGGCCAGATCGACGTTGGCGGTGTTGCCCCGTCAGCGTACCGGGCGTTGTTGTTCCGGAACGTGAAGTTGTTCGCCGCTGTCATGGCTGAGAGGGCGATGAAGAAGTACGCGCAATAGTGCGTGGCGCGGGTGTCAACGAGAGTGTTGTTCTCGAACGTCGCATCATTCAACGTCCCCGAGATAACGCCCGCTGAACGGTAAACATCCACCACGGACGAATGCGTGGACTGGGCAGGGTCAACTACCCTGTTCCCCCGAACCTCAAGGCCGTTGAAAATGCCTGAGATGTGCATCCCGGACGAGAGCGGGTTGACGATGGTGTTATCCAACACCTTCACGTTGTTGAGTACCGCAGCGGCATAGGCCATGACCAGCCGGATACCAACGCTTCGGGCGTCGTTCGCGGGTGGCGTCAGAACGGACGGTTTGTAGCGGATGTAGTTCTGTGAAATGTTGAGCCCATCAACCGGTGCCGTGGATGCTTCCTCAACACAGATAGCCCATGACGTTGCGGAGATGCCCGTGATGGGCAACCAGGAGTCACGGTCAACGATGATCGGGTTGGCGTGGATTTCCACGCCTGTCATCGCCGGTCCCGTGGTGATGGTGCCTGAGTACCGGGACCATACCTGGATCCCGAATGCGCAGTTCGTGATGGGGTTGTTGTTGAACACAATGGACTGGCACCGGACGGTGCTTGACCAGCCGGTGAGGTTCGCCCCGATCATGTACCCGGAAATGTTGTTACCCGTGACCGTCTGCGAACCGCCGTGAGTTTCAATCGCACAAACAGATGAGCCCATGCCGAGGTTGCCGCGGAACGTGTTGTTGATGATGGTCTGCGTTCCACCCTCAACAGTGGTGGTGGTGTAGATGGATGAGTGGTCGCGGAAGTTCCCACCACCTGACGTGCCGGTGCCGCGCCAAAGGTTGCGGGAAACGTCAATGGTGTCAGCGGCGATGTACAGGGTGTTCATGCAGTCCGAGTTGTCGAAGATGCAATCCCGGATCAGGATGGACGAACCCGCGGTGAACGACAGGACGCGGAGGACGTGTTTGGTGTTCACTGCCAAGTCAGCGGCGAGGTACGTGTTGCCGTTGCCGCTGTTCTGATCGAACCGAAGCCGATCCATGGTGAAGCTGCCAACGTCAGTGCTGTCATTGGTGCAACCAATGATTGTCTTGTACGCGCCGAAGTTGTTCGCCACTTTGATCGTTGACGCGGCGCCTGAGCCGATCCATGTTTGGCCGGCTGGGATGACGAGGATTCGGTCACCGGGTACGGTGGCACTCGCAAGGAGGTAAGCGCCAGGGGGGAAGTACAGTGTCGCGCCAACGCCCGCTGCGGTGCTCGCCGCTTGGATGGCTGCCCGGTCGTCTGTGGAACCGTTGCCAGTCACACCAAGTTGCTTCACGTTCACGGGGAGGTGCGAGACTTGCGCGTACTTCCCGTTCAGCGCATCTGACGTGTCAGACGGGCCAAGCACCAGGGCCTCAACAACGGTGTCCGCGAAGTCCAGTGGTGCGCCGGGGAAACCAGCGGCATTCTCCAACAGGGCAAACCGTGCCTGCGCCGCCTGATGAAGGTCCTGCGATTTCTGCGCATTGTCCGCGATTACGTTGTCACCATTGCGGACAAGCTCGTTACCGTCAGGCTTCTTGAACCCGAGCGGAGTTACTGTGACAGCCACACGGGCCTCCTAAAACAAAGGGGCAGAACCATACCGTTAGCGGTACGGTCCTGCCACGGGTGGGGTGGTCTACTCAGCTTCGTGCTTGCCCTTGGTGGGTGTGTTCAGAGCAGCCAGCCCAGTACCAAGAACCGCGCCAGCAAGACCAAGCCACAACGGCAAAGCATCATTACTGACCCAGCCATAGAACGCAGCCACCGGAGCAGCCGCAGTCAGAATCCGGTAAATCCATGCACGAGTTTCGGGGGCGAACATCAGGCGTCACCTTTCGACAGTTCAACGAGCAGTGCCTTAGCAAGGTCCGGGGCGAGGGCCTTAGCAATCGCCTCAGCATCCGCCTTCACGTCACCGCCCGGAGCCGTGGTCAGCTTCCCGCCAATCGTCGCGAGCTGCGTACGGACCGCGGTGAAGCTGTCATTGATGAGATCCTTGATCGGCTTGCCCTCAGGCATAGAGGTGCCGCCGTCAAAGAAACCCTGCTTGAGTGCGACAAGCAGCTTCCGGTCATCGTCCGTGAACATATCGTCTTCTTCCGTGAGCATGGTGACTTCGCCGGCAGAGTTGATACTCCCGGCTTCGTCTTCCCAGTAGTCGGTCATGTACAGTCGCGGGTTGACGCGTCCGTAAGTGTTTGTGTTGAGGTTGAAGTTGTAGGGCAGGCATCCAACATGGCAGTGTGGGCCGGTGCTGACATTCGTGCCGCCGTCACTGTTGCCGCTCAAGGCGATGATCTGTCCGCGCTTCACGCGCTGCCCGGTTTGAACCAACAGCTTGGAGTTGTGCCCGTACTCGAAGTACGGGGCAGTCTCGCCGTCCATGTTCAGGACAACCATGTTGCCGCCGTACATGAGGTTCCAGCCGAAGTTATCCGCGTACGTGGTATCGAACTGCCCAGCGAAAACAACCACGCCATCACCCGCAGCACGCACAGGCGTGCCGATAGGGGTGCGCCAGTCGTCACCGTTATGCCCTCCCGGTGGATTCGGACCCCAACCAGGATTGGCGCCGAAATCCTGCGACCTGTCAATGCTTCGCGGGAACGGGAAAAGATAGCCGCTCATAGTTCAATCCCATCCGGGGGTTCGGGTATCTCGTGTTCAAGGTGGTTGCGTCGGAGCACGGCAATGAGCCGATATACGTACGCGAGTAGAGAAGTGTTGCGGGACTCAGCCTTTTCCAGCCGCTCCCGAACCTCCTTGACTTCCTGCCGCAGCGGTTCCACCAGTTCAGAGTTGACGATCTCTAGTAGCCGGTCGCGCTGGATGATCTGCACGTTCTGTTCCGTCTGGTCATCGGCGCGTTCTTCACGCTGCTCACTTCGGCGTTTGCTGTACCAGCCTGCGACCGCACCACCAACAGCGGTCACAGCGCCAATACCAACCGTCCACATATTCGGTTCTTGCCCGTCCATTAGGGCTTCGACCGCCAGTTAATCCCACCGAGCCCGATGAAGAATGAGGCTTGCGAGATACCTGCGAACCCGGTCGCCGTTTCGAAGCTGATGTTGCCGTTTGACCGGACATACAGTGTGCACTTGTTGCCCATGGCCGAAGACGTTCCAGGGTTGTACAGCTCGTCGGCGGCAGGAGCGATAGCTGACGGGATGGTGCCGATAACATACGAGGTGTTAGCGGACATCGAGAATGTGGTCTGCGTGGTGCCGACCATGCCCAGCAGGGTCGCCCTACCAGTTGGCAGCTTCTCGTAGCCGGGGTTACCGTATCCGCCGCCGAACGCCTGATAGTACCCGTTCGCGTTGTATGTGATGTTCCCAGCCGCGTAGTCCAGCCACTTCGTACCATTCCACGTCTCGATGGGCTGTCCGGGCAGGTCCGTGCGCACAATACACTGGCCCGTCATGACGCCAGCGGTTTGCAGCGTGGTCCGCTCGGAAGATGAGCCGATAGGGATCACGACATTAGCGCCCAAGAACGCCGTTGCGAGGTCCGCTGTTAGGTCGTATTCGTCGCTGTTAGTAGGAACGACAACCTTGTTCTTCAAGGTCTGAGTCATCAGGTGGTCCAATCCACGAGTAGCTTGCCCGAGTCCGGGTCTTTGCGCCTGCCGTTGAGGCCTATATACGGGTCACCAGCAATGCTGATGCCGCCACCAGCAGCGATTACCGCGCCGAAACTGGTAGGCAGATCAACCCATGCGGGGTCTTGATGCGCGGCAAGAACAATGTCAAACGGCCCAACGGATCGGCCCACGTCGCCACCGGGCCGATACTGGGACGTGTGCGCATACACATGCATCGTCGCCGCACTGTTATTGCTGCCGACTTCGAGCCGGTCAGGTACACGGAACTGAACCCGCGTGATCGTCTTCCCAGCCAAAGCAGGACGAGGCGCACCATAGAACCAGGAACCAGTCATCGTCTGACCGCCCCAGCTACCCGAATACACTTGCTCGCCGCCGCCAGTGGAACCAGCCCAACGACCCCAACCACCAACACCCCACGTATCAGAGGCCGTAGCGATCAACGTTTCCTGCCCCGCCTGCTCCACAGGCACAGCCACCGGGGGCGGCAACGGATCCGAAGCAGGAGGCGGCGCAATCACAGGGATCTCACCAATGATCGTCGCCCTAGTCGCATCCCACGACAACATCACCGGATCCCCCGGAGCGTAACCACCAATCGCCCCAATGAACCACTTCGTAGCGTACGTGCCACCATCGTCCCCGGTGAACACAATCTCATCCACACCAACCGTCAACACAGTCCCCGTAGACGGTCGAGGCTGCTCAGTGTAAGGACCCAACACCAACGCCGTAGCCAAACCCATGCCATCAGACATGATCGCCACAACAATCTTCCCGCCCTGCTCAGGCTGAATAGGGTCCATCCACCGAGCCATAAGAAGCTCACCGCGGACGTTCGCCCACCACTCAACACCATCCCAATACGCCGAACCGAACTCCACCCGGAACCCATCAGGAGGCATCGCAGCCATGGTCTTATTCAAGCCAGCCATAGACAACCTCCTTTAGGTTTCGTCCCACTCAATAGCGGGTAGTGAGCCCCAGTTCGCGGGCATCATGTTCCACGTCAACTCGGGCATCTCGCCGGTGATCCACTTAGCCCACTCAGTACGATCAAGGGCGGCAATGACGTCCGTGTACGAACAGCGCACGGTCATGGACGTGCCGCGCGGCAACGTGTCACCGGAGCGTTTGATAGAGGTGATATCACCGGGCAGGTACACCACATGCCCAGCTGTCACAGGGCAACCAACCTCGATGCGGTCACCGGCCTGCAACTCCGGGCGCGGGATAGTCTCAACCGACAACTCAACAGCGAGGCCGTCAAGGAACTTGTCCCGCAACTCCTGCGCGTAGGTTGTCGCCTCAGCAACAGTCGTGATCATCTCGGATGAGTAGAAGAACGGCACTTGACCGTGCGGGCCACCATATTTGAGTGGCCCAGACTCAAGATCGGCCACACCAAACACCGGATCACCAGTGGCTACGTTCTTACCCTCAACCCGCCAACGGTTATACAACCCATCAATCGACTGATCCCGCGACACGGCAACGAGCCCCGCGTTAGGTTCAATCCGCAGTACAGACGAACCACGCTGCGGATAAATGTGCGCCTCACCATCACCACCCATCCGATAACGGGCAGACACGCGAGACAACAGATCCTGGCACGACTCCAAACGTTCTTTGTCATACACCAACTGCCGAGACACGCCAGTATCAACAACACCCGCATCAACAATGGTCGGGAAATACCGGGACGTGAACCGTTTGAACTCGCTAACCACAGTCGCGCCGGCCTTAGGTGACTCCGGAGCCTGCAAACGGTCCCGGTCAACATCCCCAGTCAAGTCAACGGCTTCAAGCTTTACAATGGCACCAGCGGGCACAAACACACGCCTCTTATGAGGTGGCAGCGAACCGTCCGGCTCGATATACCCGTACTCGTCAATCACGCGGGACTCGCGGAACTCAGTAGGCGAGTTGCCGGTGATCCGGAACCACCCATAATTGATCGCCCCGGAACCACCCACGTTATAAATGACCTGCAACTTCGTTCCACCAACACCTAGCGGGTCATCGAACCGCCAAGCCCCCAGCACCCCGTCAGGATCCGCAACCGTCAGGCTGACCCGTTGACCAACCTTTACGTTGTCCCCGGCGTCATCATCAAACGACCAGTCCTTCACCATCAACGGCTCAGGAACAACCAACCTGCCAGCACGCCACGCCCACACCGTCAGGCTGTCAGCAGGCCTAGAACCACCCAACGCGTCCAACGTCTCAACATCAACACGACGCATCAAGGACTCCTATTAAATTGGGTCGAAAGCCGTTAAACTTGAGGGATGGCAATCACTGAAACAGAGCGGCTAGAATCGGCAATCCAAAAACTGCGCGACGCTAACCCCTCGCCGGAAGCAGTCGAGAAATTAGCGGCAGACACTCAGGACAAGCGCGATAACCCGCATACATTTGCGTCTCTGTTTGTGCGGGATATGCCGTCCCGCGTCGTGTGCCAGCTCTGTGGGATGTTCTCGCAGGACTCATACGTTGGAGCTAGTAAGCACCCGGCAGTGGCTCACGTGGATTGGCATAACGCGCTGCACCGCGCCGGGGTCAGCGTTTGAACTAACCAAGCGGGTTCTTCAAGTCATCCAAATAAGTCAGCCCAGCCATGGAATCCTGCTTCTGCTGATACGTGTCCGTCAATAACTGCACATCCCCATACGTGAACGTCGCAGTCAGGACCTTGATCGTTGGCGCGGCAACAGTGTCAGCCTTGAAATTCCACCAAGTAAGTTCCCCGCCCCACGCCGTATCCACGGGGACCTGAGACACGGACGGCGCAGCAATGAACATCAGCGCATCCAGGAGCAGCCCGTCAAGGTCAGGGCCGGGACGGAACAAAAAGCCAGAGCTGGACCGCAGCAAGTCCTTGAGTCGCTTCGACTCAACGGCTGAGCGGGTGCCCATAGCAAGGTCAAGGCCACGCTCAGCCATCCGCTCACCAAACAACGCAATAGGCTTATCACCGCCCATCACGTTGAACATCGACACATCCGCGCCATACTCCAACTCAGCAAGAGCCTGACCGCGCAAGTAAATGTCCCCGTTATCCCGCGGCGCACCCAACACAGGCACAGCAGACTGCGGAACAAACGGATCCATCAACCAACCAGTCACAGACGCAACAGTCACATCCGCCGCGGTCTTACGCACAGGACCGCCCGGACCAGACAACACCTCAACCTCATAGCTGACAGGACGGTTGATAGGCGCGTCCCAATCCGTAACGAACCCCGCATCATTCATCACAATGCGACGAGCACCACGAACCGGGCCACGCACACCATCAACCGTCCGCCACACCGTAACAACCGACGTACCAACACCCAGCCCCGTAACAGTCACACCACACTTCGGACCAGGACCACCCGGCAACGACTCAGCAACAACAGCAACAGCCACTACCGCCCCCTCCGTGCGAACTGAGAATTAGAATCAGCCGAAGTAATCTCAGCCCGAGCAACATGCACGATCCGCGCATCAATCTGCTCGTTACCGATATACACACGCACATCAGCAGGAGTAGAGGCAGAAGCAGAAGCAACAGCCGGCGCACGATTCACGGCAGGAGCAGCAGCCGGCGCGTACTGGTAGCCCGTAGCAGACCCACCGGAATGCAACTGCTTACGGAACTCGTACACCCCAGCCTGACCACCCATGGCATCCACGTCGCCGTCATCAAGGACGTGCTCACCAGGGGCCAGCAAACGAAGCTCAGAGTCAACGCCCTTCTGACCACGCCCAAGCACGGCACCACCGTCAGCCATCGGCGCGGCCTGACCGGGCCTGTTAGGATCCGGACCACCGTTGATCACCCTGTTATAGGTTTCCTGGATGGTTTGGATCCTGACCGTAGCGACCTTGCCGTCAAGACTCTCAGCCTTACCCTTGATCGTGTCCAAAGTGGTGGAAGCATGGTCAGCGATCCACGCATCAATGTTGACGTTCTTAGGGATACCCAACGCTTTACGCGCCATCGTGTCCGCAGCGTCACCAGTAATACCGAACTGGCCCGCAGCGGTGATCAGATCCTTGTAACTCTGCGAAAGACCAGCTTGAAGGGTTTGCTGAGCCGCTGCGGAACCCTGCGTCTTGAGGGTTTCCTCAGCGGTCGCAGTTGCGGTAGCCATAGCAGCCTTCGCCAAGTCGTTGTAGGCGGACTGGTTCGCGCGGCCCTTCTCTGTGTGCAGGTCAAGGGTCGTGCCGTTCTTAGTTACCGACTCAGTGACGGCATCAATCGCAGCCTCGTAAGCGATACTCGCATCAGACGCAGACAGTGACAGAAGCCCAGCGTTGAACAAAGACTGAGTGAACTTCTCAATATCAGTCACCGCCCCGTAAGCACTGAGCCCGACATCCTCAAGAGCCTTGGACATGCCTTCGGTCATCGGCGCCGCCTCGCCCGCCTTCGTGATGAAGGTCTGCGTGGCGTCCGCGGCTGACTTCATGGAACCCGGGACCTTGCCCATAGCGAAGTCCAACAAATCCTGCTCGGAAAGCGTCACGCCAGCCTGATTAGCAAGACCTTGAAGGGCTTCCTTATAACCAGGAAGGAACTCTAGTGCGTCCTTAGCTGTCTTGCCGTTCTTCTCGAACTCGGCTGACAACTCCCGGAAAGACGCCGCGGCAGTCTCCGCGCCACCGTTCTTCACTAGGTTGCCCATTGCTTCCCCGAGGCCCTTCATGCGGTCCTCAAGCTGACCAATCTCACCCTTGGAACCAGTAACGAACTCACGGAAACCATCAAGCCCCTTATTCAGGGTGACATCAGTGAAGTCCTGATGAGTCAAACGCTTGATCGCATCAGCCGCGTTATTGATACCCGGCGTAACACCAGCAAGGCTATTCCAGCCTTGGAACGTGGAGTCAAGAGTTGTGATAGCGCCCGAGGTATCGTTCGCATTCTTCTGCAACTTGAGAAGCGCCTGCCCGTAATCCTCAGCCGACTTCGTATGCTTCTCACTGAACACCGCCGAAGCGACCTGCAAAGCAATCAAAGCCCCAGCGGCAACACCGGCAGCCTTGCCCACACCAGTAATCGCGGACCTAGCCCGTGACCCGGCAGGAGCAATACGATTCAGTGAGGCATGGAACTCAAGCAGCCGCGGCAGCATGGTTAGTACGGCACCGCCAAGCAGCAAGGCCCCGCCTGTCATGCCAGCGATGCCAACAGCAGCGTTCAAGATCGGGGTAGGGATCTTGCCGATAGCGTCAACAAGGTCCTCGGCGCCCTGCACAATGCCGCGCAAAGCCTGAGCCGCCCCTGACCCGCCCTTGATCAGAACAGAGTCGAACGAGCCGCCCAGCTTCTCAAGGTCACCAGCAAGGTTGTCCTGCTTGATGCTCGCAGTGACAGCCGCGTACCCTGCCTCGTTGACCTGATCAATCCAGCCCTGGATACCCTTCGCGCCCTGCTCGTAAAGAACATTCGCGCCACGGATAGCATCAGACCCGAAGATCGTAGCCAAAGCCGAGTCACGCTGCGCCTGAGTCAAACCACCAAGCTTCGTCTTCAACTGCTCAGCAAGACCAGTGATACCAACGAACTTGCCCGCAGAATCGTAAGCAGCAATACCAAGCTCAGCCATCAGAGACGCTGTTTCCTTAGCGGGCGCCGCCAAGTGCAGAAGCATCGTCTTGAGTGAGGTGCCCGAGTCGGAACCAACCAGACCAGCAGAAGCGAACGCCGCCAACGTGCCTGTTGTGTCTTCCATCGACAACCCGAACTGGGAAGCGACAAGACCGGACTGCTTCAACGCGTTACCGATGTCCTCAACGGAACCCTGCGCCTTGCCAGCACCAGCCGCGAGAAGATCCGCAAGGTGAGGGATGTCCTGCCCGGAGAGCTTAAATTGAGTCAGGGAGGTAGCGGCTATCTCAGCTGCGTCACCAACCTCCAGCGAACCGGCAGCAGCCAGGGACAGCGCACCAGCCAAGCCACCGCCCAAGATGTCCTTGGTAGACACGCCAGCCTTCGCCAACTCATCAATGCCCTTAGCTGCCTCAGCGGCAGAGAACGCCGTGTCAGCGCCAGCGTTGATAGCCGCCTCGCGCAGCAAGTCCATGTTCCCGGCAGTCTCATGAGTGGACGCCTGAACCTCAGACATTGCAGAGTCGAACTCCATAAACGACTTCACCGAAAGCAGCGCGCCAGCGAGTAACGCACCACCCATCAGCATGGACGCCTTGCCAACCCGGTCGAAATGTTCCTCATTCTCACGAGCAAACGCCGCCGTACGAGAAGCGAAATCAGAAGCCGCCTGCTGAGCCGTCCGCATCCCAGCCACAAAACCCTGAACACGGGCCTCAAGGGAAATTGATATGGATCTGTCCGCGATGATGTTCACCCTCTAAAAAATCGGCGCCATGTGCCCTACAATTGCGGGATGACGGAAAAGACGGCGACCACGAAAAGGCGACCGGGAACAAAGCTGCTCATAATCGGGCTCGTGCTGGCGATAATCGGGCTGCTACTCGTAATCGTCGGATTCTCAACAACCCACGTAGGCCTACAGCCTGGAACGTTCCGCACCGTCGAAACACCCGGAGCGCCAACACCCGCCGCGTGGATCGTCCTCGCTAGTGGCTTGGTGCTAACCGGCATAGGCTTCGGCAAACGCGTGCTCGCAGCAATCGAAAAGAACTAATCCCTCAGTCGGGGTACAAACATCAACGCCTCAGAACCCGGCAGGTCACGGTAAGCCTCAGCGGCCCTACCCCGCGCCGTGGTAGCGTGGCAGCGGATCGGCAAGCCGGCATCAAAGCGCATCTCATTCGCCGCGTCAGTGCACACCGACAACGGCCCGCCACACTTCGGGCACAAACCATTCCGGTACAACTGCAACGCCAGCATGATCGTCTGCTCACCCTCATCCCATTCAGGCTCAGGACGCGACGAAACCAGACGGCCAGCTTGGTACTCGTACGCGGTCACGGGCTCCCACCCATGAAACCGCTTCAACGAAATACCAAGTGACGCAGCGGCCTCTACTTCTGCTCGAAGTCCTGGATCATCCTGAATGCGCTGAGCGAAAAAGGGACATCGTTTCGCCCCGCATTCACGCGCATCGCAGCAAGAACAAAATCCTCATACTGGCTGTTGGTCATCTCGTCAGCCAGCGCGTCCCACTCCTTCGCGGGATCAAACGGCAACACCTCGCCGGCGCTGTTCTCAACACTGACGATGGACTTCGGGATGGCCTCAACCATCAACGCCTCAACGTTGTACCCGTACGACTTATCCAGCGTGTTGCCCTCACGCGGGTCATGAGCAGCAACCAGATCAGACCACGCACCACGAGGGAGCCCACGAATCAGGAACGTCACCGACGCGGCCTTCATCTCAGCCTCGATGTCAGATACCTTCTGCGCCAGATCCTTCACCGGATCATTCAGCCGCGCATCAGCCAGAGCCTTGTTCCGGGCCTCATTGAACTCAGCCTCAGCCGCCTCGTGCGCCGCCTTCAAATCACCATCCAAGCAAAACAACACACGAGTTTCAGGACGCTTCACAGTCAAAACCATTGCGATACTCCTAGAGTCCGTGCGATTCGGGGGAAGACTTCTTGGGAACGGTAACCGTTTCCCTGACCATGGCATTCTTGCCCTTGTCGATCAGGTAAGCCCCGTTTTCATTACGGGGGAATCGGTCATAGGTGATGGCATCTTTAGTAACCACCATCTCCGAATCCATCGGGACCTCAAACGGATCAATCCCGTTATCCGCTAGCCACTGTGTGGCTTGCTCATAGTGCGGCGTATCGACCGAGATCGTGGATGCATCAATTCTGCGAACCATGTTGTTACTCCAAAGAATTTGAGCGGGACAAGTGGGACTAGAACCTGACCGCCCGCGGTCCCACAACACACGGGCGGTCAGGTGGCACTAGCTAAGCCGCAGCAGGAGCGCTGATCTTGACCTTGCCGGTCACGAAGAGCTTCTGTGCGATCTTGAAGACGCTGTTCGCCTCGGGCGGCAGTTCGTTGTACTCACCCGGAGTGATCGGGTAAACACTGAACTTCTGCGCCGCAGCAGCAGCGGTCTCATACGGAAGACCCGTACGAACCACAATGAACATCGGCGTACCAGGAACCAGGGTGTCCTTGGCCTTGTTATACGTGGCCGCGTTCGAAGTGTTCGTGTTGTCGATGTACTCGACATCAAGACCACGTTGCGAACGGCCCTTCTGCTCATACGTCTGAGTCGTGCAAAGACGCTCATCCGTGATGACCTGCTCAGACAGGGAAGGCTTCCAACCGCCAGCGGTCAGGTAACAGGAGATGTCCACGGACGACGCCGCGTTAATCTCCGTCGCGACCTTGGGGGCGGAAGTATCAGCGATGGCAGTGACGATCTTCACGAGCGTCATACCATCAGCGGGAGTGGAGGGAATGTCAGACATAGTTAGGACTCCTCATTAGGATTGGTAGCCCTTGCTGGGCTGACGTTGAACTTGGGCAAGCGGGGCGCATGAGTCGGCGGGTATCGGTCAGGCTTGACCAGCACCAGCGAGCCGTCCTCAATGCGCCAGTCAGATTCGTGAACGTCAAACTCGTGGCCTGACGTTGAATCCTTCACGCGGACAAACATGTGAACCCCTCTCAGGGCAAAGAAAAACGCCCCACGATGGAGGCGCGTAAGTTACGGGATCTGGGAACCTGTCAGCACCCAATCAAACGGCTGATACAACGGATGCTCAGCAGTACCAGGGATAGTCACATCCATGTCAGGCTGGATCGGCTGCTCATTCGGGACAGACTCAATCGCACCCAACACCCAGCCAGTAACCGTTGGGCGTTTACCCTCAAGGCAACCAGTCAGCTTCTGCGCAACGATCCGCACCGACGCAGCCGTGAGCCCAACAACCGAAGTCCTGGACCTGAGCGCGCGGGCATGAACAGTGCGGGAATGCGAGCGATCAGAAACGGTCGGGAAGTTCGTCAACACCAACACGTAAGGAAACGTGGGATTCGACGGAACCTTGTCCTTATAAACCGTGAACCCAGTCAGCAACGCCTCAAAACCATTCGCCAGAGCATCACCAGTCATAACCGGCCCGCCCAACGGGCAGCCAACGCCTCAAGCGCCGACACTGTACGAGGTTCCTCAGAACGCAACGGCTTATCAATATCGCCCGAACCACCACCGCGGCTAGTGCCGAAATAGTAGATGTTCCCCAACGAACCGCCGCGCCGCGACTTATCCGGACCAATCACATACCGCGCACGACCAGGAAGGTAGTGAGAGTCATAAGTGATCGAACCAGCCATGCCCTTGAAGTGAGGCGAACCACTAACATCAGCCTGCATCTCCGACTTGATGTTCTGAGCGCCCTTCTTAAGCACCTCATCAACATCCTTCACAGCATCACCAGCGATACGCCCAAGATTCTGCGACAACCGCCGCACTTCCTCAAGACCATCACTCACGACGCCACCGCCACAACCCGCGTCCGCTGCGCAGTCGCACCAGACTTATGGAACGGATCAGTCACCCGATACACGCGGCCCGTCAACTGCGGATCCAGGATCGCCTCAACCATCGTCACCACGTCATTGACCTCGAACACGCCAGCATCAACAGGCGTATCCCACCGCGTATCCTGCACCGTAAACTGATGCCCACCAGCCTCCGGATTACTCGACTGGGCAAGCGTCTGCTGGATCTTACACGGACCCGTGTACAGCAGCGTCAGGCTCGGAGTAACCGCACCTGTGTCTGGATCCGTTGCTGGGGGGCCAGGGCGATGCACTGTGCAGGTATCAAGCATGAGCGCTTCCGCCTCACGCCGGCCCGCATACACCGCATCAACCGCACTCACGCAGCACCCCAAGGATTAATCGTGAACGCATCACCAGACGAACCCGGCAACAACTTAGCCCACTCATCATCCGACAACTCAGGACCACCACCCGGCGTACCCTGAATCCACGGCTGCTCCGTAGTCGAATAATCATCAATCGCAACCGTCCGCGACTTGAGCCCCTTCGGGTTATCAAGATGACGGATAATCGCTTGACTAACCACACGGGCAAGCGTCTCAACAGTAGGACGACCAGCAGTAATCAGATCGGCAAGGTTCGGGATCCGTTCAAGAATCTCAGCCTCAAGATCACCAATCCACGCATCAACCTGCGCGGACTCGGCTGTAGTGAGTGTGCGGCCATAGCGCACCTCAACGTCAGCGACATTCGTATATGCCATGACCGCACACCCCCTTACTTGACCTTGTAGCCAGAATCAACCAAGGCGTCCACGATGCTGTCAGGCACCGTGGACTCAACCCCGGACGGACCAATGACGACCTTGTAGCCTTCTGGCACGGGCTTAGCCTCAACCTCAAACTGATCAGTCGTTACAACAGCCGATTCCTCCACCGGAGTTTCTTCCGCAGGTTCAACCGGAGCCTCAGTAACCGCCTCATCAGGAACGGGCATGGCCTCAGCCTCCACCGGAGTTTCCTCCGGCTTCGGCGCAGCATTTCTACGTGCAGCCATAGGGCTACTCCTTCGGTTAGGAAGCGTTCTGGAACTTCACGAACGACGCAGGGTCGTTCACGAGGAAGCCGTACTCAGCTTCCGCCAGGATCGCAACAAGGTTGTTCTCGAACAGGGAGGTCAGCGTGCCATTGATGGTCACCGTAGCCTCAGTGGAAACACGGTAGGAGATGCCGCCAACGGCGCCCCAAGCAGCCTGCGACCAGTCGCCAGCGAACCCGTACGTCTTGGTCGTGGAATCGTAGATGCCATCACCAATGAAGGCCTGACGGCCCAGCAGGCGACCCTGACGGACGGGGCCGGCAGTCTCCGTGTACGGCACTTCCGTGAACAGCGGACGACCAGCAGTGTCCTTGGAACCGTTCAGGACAGGCTCAAACCGGTTATCGAAAGCCCAGCCAGTCAGGCGCTTGCCGGCGTTCACTAGGGTAGACAGGCCCGCGTTCAGGTCGTCATACACGGCAGTGAAAGCCGGGGCCGTGCCAGTGAACTCCTGAGTGCTGGAACCCGTTGCGAGGTTCGTCGCGAACGGGGAGCTTGTGCCATACAGGGCAGCAGCGTCGAACGCGACAGCGAACGCCTCAGCGATCTGCGGGCGGATCAGGTCAATGTAACCGCCAGGGTTAGCGCGCAGGACTTCCTCAGAAACCACCGCAATAGCGGCGATTTTCTTCGGGTCCATGGTCTTGAGCGCCATGGAACCCTTGGAAGCGGGCTTCTGCGCACCTTCAGCGACCCAACCAGCAGACATCTTGCCGGTAACAACCGGGATGGACTGACCAGACGCGCCAAGCGGCACACGGGGAACAAGCTGCTGAACCACAGAGGTCTTCGCGGCCTGCTCGAAAATAGCCGCCGACTTGTCCCGGTCAATGAAGCCGGAAAAATCGGAAAGCTTAGTTGCGGCGGTGATCGCCATAACAGTCTCCTAAAAGAGGGAGGCAGCCTTACTGGATGCCAAGCTTGTTTTTCAGAGCGTCAAGCAGCGGGTCGCTGCCCAACGCCGGGTCGCCTTTCGGGCCCTGCGAAGGGTCCGGCCTTGGGGATGTCGGCGCGTTCAACCGGGCCAACAGAAGGTCAGCCTTCGCGGCTACCGCTTCTTCCGTGTCGCCGGTCAGGAACTCAACCAGATCCGCGGGGACACCCTTCGTGAGGGCAACCGTGTTGCGGATATTCTCGGTACGGAGCTTGGTGAGTTCAGTCGCGGAATCCTCCGCGGCGCGCTTCGCAAGTTCCAACTCCGAAAGCTTGGAGTCCTCAAACTCCTTGAGCTTCGCAGCAAGTTCGGCGTTGGTCTTCTCAGCAGCCTTGCGGGCGTCGCGCTCCGCTTGCAGTGCCTTGATCCCGCCGTCACCGAGTTCCTGGGTGGTGGTGGTTGCTTCAGCCGCGGGAGTTGCCGTGGCCTCAGTGGTTGTCGCTTCCGACATGTGTTTGTCCTCCGTCGCGGATGGAAAAACCCCAGGGCATCGCGCCAAGGGGAAGAATGAAATGGCTAGACAATCCAGCCGTACAGTTTCAGGAGCCGCTTAGCGTCAGCAGGATCCTTAGCCGTGGAGTAAATCGTTTCGGGCATCAACCGGGGGGCCTTGAGTCGCTTGTACTTTGAGCCGTCACGGAACACCGATTGTTCACGTATGTACTGCGCCTGTGACATCTGCCAGTAAGCGTGACCGCGGCGCGTTGTTCCCTCAGTGGTGTACTTGATGTTCTGCCCGTGGATTTGCGCCGGCCTGACAGCACCCTTGCGGCGGTAAGCGTTGATGAGCTGGTTCATGTCGGCGCCGTCACGGAAAGCCTGACCGTTCGCCTTGGATCCAAGAACACGGTCCTGCTCATCCTTGGAGAGCCCGTCAAGGTACGCCTTCGGGTCAGTCCGAGCATCATCGCCCGTGTCCTCGCTAGAGGGCACATTCCGGCAATCACAACCAGGATGACGATTGAACGCCTCAGCATGCCGCGACCTCTTGCCAGCAAGGATCACGCAACGCCCACAAGACGGCGGATTCAACATCCGCGTCCACAACTTCACGCGATGAGCCCCACCAGAAACCTTCTCAGCGGAACGCCCAGTATCAGACAAAAGAGTCCCAGACGCTAACGTGAGGTGACGCCCGCCTCTTGCAAGCGCTTCGGCAACATCCAAGCCCTGACTAACGGCCATCTTCGCTTGAACCACCGCGGCGTACGCCATGGAAGCGACAGGCAACCCATCACCAGCAACACCAACAAACCTTGAACCAGCCGACGCATACACAGGCTCAGGAGCCGCATCACCAAGAACGTCAGGCACATACGCCAACGCCCCATCAGCGACCCGCTCCTGAGCAGTGAACAACACAGCCAACAAGGCAGGCTCAAGCCGCGCATACGACAAATCAAAATCAGACCCCATGCGCCGCCACTGACGCGCAACAGCCGAAACCGCAGCGCCGATCTCCGCACGCTGAAAACCAGAATACTTAAGCGCCGCCTCCGGTAACTGCTGCAACTGCACCATTCACCGGTCCCTTCGAAGCAACCTGAGCAAGATACGGATCCTGCATCTCAACAGTCCGGTACTCACGGTCACGGTCCTTCTTAGCCTGCGACCAGCCAAGTTCATCCTGAACCGACTCGCGGGCGATAACGCCCTGACCATTCGCATACAGCTTCGTCAACGCGTCAGCCTTCTGCGCAAACGTAGGAGTACCCGCGTCATACCACTCAGTTTTGATCTGATTAGCCAACGGCCACACACCTGTACGGAACCGCTCAGCGATACCCATCACCCACGCCCAGCCGTCACCCCACGACGCGGCCTTACCCTCAGCGTTCAGCACCAGCCTAGACTCATCCGCCCGAATAGCGCCCTCAGCAGCAGGGTTTACCGAAGTCTGACCCAGGTAACGGGTAGGCAAACCAGTCACCGAAGCGACCATTTGCGCGTAGTGACTCACGGTTTCGTGGAAGTTCTTCATGTCCGCGCCGTCAAGCTGCCCAACCTTGGCGTCCTTGTTAGCGTTAGCCCAGAGTGAACCGAAGTACGCCTGCCAAACCGGGAGCGGCTTGCCCTCAGCATCAACAAAGTCACCCTTAGTCATGCCCAGCACGTACCGCTTCGGAACAGCGATAGTCTCCAACGCCAACTGCCCGTCAGTAACCGCACGAGCCGCAGCGTCAACCAGACCAATAACGTCCTTCATCTCTGACACGCCAGCCCAGTCACCAGTACGGCGCCGATTCAAGAACATCACAATCGGGACGCGCCCCAGGTTGTGAATATCGGGCGGGTTATCAGGGTCAACGTTCCAAGAGCCGCCCTGCTTTACCAGCCAAGTTGTCTGATTCGGCTCATACAAAGTCGCGAACGCCGGCGTCGGGTCCTCATTGGTGCCACCATAAAGGCGCAACGCCGAACTAACGCGACGAGTCCGCGGATCAACGATCACAGACAACTCACGCGGCGACTCAACCGTAATCAAAGGATGGTCCGGGTCATCCGGGTTAGCCCCAACACACACGAACCCGCGCCCATAAATGAGCGTGTCCTTATGCAAAAGGCCAGCTTCGGAATCGAGGTTGTTCGCGTCCCAATGCTCACGCAAAACATCCGAAACGGTGTTCTCACCTGGAAGGATGAAGTCCTTCACCCTGAGCCGCTGCTCAACCGAGTCAACAGCAACCCGTGACCAGTTGATAATCGTCTCGAACCGGCGCAACTCAGGCGGAACAGCAAGCCCGATATGCTCAAGAACCTGCATGCCCTCGTAATACTTGCCGTACTTGTCATCCAGACGAGAAAACGTTTCGGCCTTGTCAGTCAGAGACTTCACAAGAGTTGCTTGCGCAGTGCTCAAAGCCACTTGGAGCCCCTAACTAAACACGAACATGCGTGAATCGGTTTCATCGATATTGAACTCGTCAGCAACGAGCGCATCCGACCACGCCTCATAGCAGAGGATGGACGACATAGCTTGGTCAATCTTTTGGTTTTCGTTGGGCTTACCCAGGATGTACCGCTGCCCAGTACGGGGCCGAACAATCGCGTTCAGCACGTGAATCTTCGTCGTTGGGCAACCGTCATGACGGAAAACCGACTCGTCACCATTCACCGCCTGCTTGAACGCCTCAAGAACCGGGTGGATCTTCGAAACGCTCGAAGTCTCCCAAGCAAACACTGTCGGCTTGTCATCGTCTGACTTGTACTGCGCTTGCCACTGCTTGAGTTCAAGGCGCCAAGAGTCATCCTCAACAACTTCCATAGCATCAGCCTCAGCAGAGATACCACGCGCGGAACCAGCCGGGTCAAAATAAGCCCGCACCACCTTGAAACGCTCCTGCAACTCATCAAAAGCAGCACGAACCTCACCACGCGGAATCAACAACGAACCATCATTCGGACGCCAAATCGTCGGCACCTTATGAGGCCCATAAGTCGGCGTGAACTGATACCCGTCAGCAGTCATGGCCCGGAAACCGGTCCAGTCATTGTTGTTAGACAAGTCACCCGCAACGACAATGGCCGTCCCATCAGGAACTTCCCGCGGAGCCTGCTTGCCATCCCACGGAACTTCCTTCAGCCACGCACCCGCGCCCTGCACCCGACGATTCCCATAGAACCGCTCAGTCTCAGCAGGATCACGCCGCATCGCAGCCTCGATATCAGACTCAAGACCAGGGAGGTTCATCAAAACCCACGGCGCATCCGAATAGTTGAACTTCAGGATCTTCTTCCGGTCAGCCTTGTTCGACCACTTCAAATACTTAGGCGGCTCAATATGCTGCACATACACCGTTTTATCGGCGGGGTTCTCCAGGATGTCCTTCACAACGTTGTCCGTTGCAGGGTCATCCGGGTTCGTCATGATCACGCCACGACCACCCATAGCAGTCAAACCACGCGACTGCGTACGGTAAACATTCCACATACCCTCAGTGTCGTACAGCCCACCCTCATCCCACAGGACATAGGTGACACGCTGCCCAAGACGACTCTTAGCCTTCGCCGTGACAGGCACAATCTGGCACTGCTTACCACCAGGGAGGCGGATAACTTCCTCACCAGTTCGCGTGATCTGAGCCGACAAAGGACCAAAGTCAATCATCGGACGCAACGAATCAAACGTGTTCGCCGTCTGCGCCTCAGAGTTAGCCGTGATCTGAATCAGCGGAGACGCCCACTTGCGGGCCATCGGTTCGCCGGCAGCGTACGTGTAAACCCACCCGCATTCGCAACCCTGCTCAGCGCAATCCCACACCTCACCACCGCGAGCAAAACCCGCAAACAAGGCAGGCCCAACAGCCTCAACACAAATCAGGGCAGCAGCCAACGGCGACTTGCCCTTTTTCTGCGCATCAACCAACACCGACAAACGATGAACAAACGCCGCAGACTTCACATCAGGCGAAGCATCCTTATGCACCGCGTAATGATTCCCAATGAAGCACAACTGATAATCACGCAAACTAAACGGCGGTTTGTTCCCATCAAGGTCAAAATCGCCATCAGGAACAACACAATGCTGCTCAATCCACTCCGGAACAATGTCTAAAGTCGGGCCAGACCACCAACGCAAAGCCTCAGACGCATTACGCGGCTCACTTTTCATCCCCTACAGCCTTCAATCTGCGCTCACGCGCT